AAGGACTACGGAATGAGCGGAGAAAAGATGAATAGCTTGCTTCATGAGTTAGGAGTGCAGTACAAGCGAAGTGGGCAATGGCTGCTGTACACAAAATACCAAGATAAAGGGTATACACATTCTGAGACTATAGGCATTACACATAGCGACGGCAGGCCAGATATAAAGATGAATACCAAGTGGACACAAAAAGGCAGATTATTCTTATATAACTTACTTAGGAAGAATGGAATATCACCAACTATTGAGAATGAAGCAAAAGAAGAAACAGCTTGTAATTAAAAATTAAATTAAAAGGAGGAAATATAGATGGATATTACAGCAGAACAGCTAAAAGACATTATAAGGGATGCCGTTAAAGAAGCGGCACCTGAACCCCAAAAAGCAACTATGACAATACAAGAGTGTGCTAAATACAGCGGCATAGGAAAAGACAAGCTCATGGAATTAGCGCATAGTACAAATTCAGATTTTCCAGCTTTTAGAGTAGGTAAAAAGTTTCTAATTAATAAAGAGTTACTAGATAATTGGCTAGAAAATATAAGCAAAGAAAAGAAAACACTATAAGGATAATTAAAGGGGATAAAAATGTTAGAACTGAAAACACAGTATGGAACTTTTGGAAACTTTAGAGACCTATATAGATTTATGTTAGAAGAAGATATAGAGAATGTAAGAGTAACTACTTATTATATTTTTGATAAGTTAAGCACTTTAAATTTGAGCCTACAAGAAATAAAGAATTTAGCATATAGCAAATAATTAACTAAGGCTGAATAGCCTTTTATAAAAAACTGTTTTATCAATCTAGGGATATACTCGCCCAATATATGTATATGCGAAAGGAGTGAGAATATGAGCAACATTTTAAAAGTAGTATTAACCAATGCTGTTAGAAATACAGAGATACAAAAGGCTGGTGAAATTTTAGGCATATCTCGTAAGCAAGTAATCAAGCTAAGAAAAGGAGAAAGTGCCAATATAAACAGTGATAAATTACTTGGTTTCATACTTGATTATATGGCACATCCTAGATTAATTATAAAAGAACATTTTATAGATTAATAAATTTTAAATTATTAAATTGTGAATCAGAATTATCAAAGTAGGTATTTTGGGCATAACTTTTAATATCATTTAAACTGTTATCGGGTTGGAAACTATCGTTGGCAAAAACATCATCTATATTAGTCCATTCGTTCAATATGCTATATAGGAAGATGTCAATTTGGAACAATCTATTACAACATATTTTAAAATCCAATACATCCCTCTTGTTGTAAAGTTCGATTGCTTCAAGCTTTAGTTGGTTGAACTTATTTATAAGTATTTCTCTACATTTAACAGGATTAAATAAATGTTTTTCGACACTAGGTTCGCCATCACCATATTGACTAATAGTTTCAGCAACTTTACCGTCAGGATAATCCCTAAGAGCTTCTTGATAAATAGATTCCCAACCACAGGGTATATCCTCAATATTTAAATCCCATAAAAACTTAACCATAAATAATCACCACCTTTCACCAAAATTCTACCATGATGGGGGCGAAAAGTAAAAATGCAGGAGGGACGGATATGATAAGAAAGTTATTAGAAGATAACGGAATTACATCCACGGATGCAGAGTTTAAAGAGCTTATGGATTCCGTTACCGAGTATATAAAGCTTAACCAAATCAGGTTCGGCAAAAGGACAAATCTTTATGAGGTTTTAGGAATATCTTTAAGAACAATTAACGTGCTTAGGAGGTGTAGCTAAAAATGTATTTTGAAAATCTTGTAGCTTTGCATATAGCAATAGAAAAGCAATGCCCGCAAGAGACAGCATTTAAATATTTGGATAGGCTTTTGGATGGTAAATCAAGAAAACATAATAATAAGCCTAAATTTATATGGACTAGTGATGATATAGAGGACATAAAGAGATTTAGAAAACAAGGGCTTACTTATAAGGGAATAGCAAAAATATATTTTACAACAGATGATACTATTTTCCAAGTGTTAAGGAGAAATAAAAAAAAAGCCCTTTGCAGAGGGCCAATAATTAAAAAACACTAACTACAGTTTACATGGAAATGGAGGTTTTGTAAAGATGGATAAGCTTAAATGGCTCCAAGAAAGACAAAAAGGTATTGGCGGAAGTGATGTTGGAGCAATAATGGGAGTTAATAAGTGGAAAACACCGTTCGAAATTTATTTAGAAAAGACAGAGGAAATACAAGAAGTTAACGAGCAAAGCGAATCAGCATACTGGGGAGATCAGTTCGAAGAAGTAGTCGCTAAAGAATTTGAAAAGAGAACAGGTAAAAAAGTACGAAGGGATAGAAGACATTTTCAGCATCCATCATATCCATTTATGGTTGCAAATATTGACAGGAGAGTAGTGGGAGAAAATGCAGTATTGGAATGTAAAACAGCTAACCAATTCTTAGCTAAAGAATGGGAAAGTGAAGAAATACCAGCAAGCTATTTATTACAAGTACAACACTATCTAGAAGTTACAGGAGCGGAAAAGGGTTATATAGCTGTTTTAATAGGTGGGCAGAGATTTGTTTGGAAAGAGATACCGAGGGATGACGAACTAATAAGGATTATTGTTCAAATTGAAAAAGATTTTTGGATGGAACATGTTGAGAAGAGAATACCACCAGCTTTGGATGGAAGTAGCGCTGCAGAGAAATATCTTTCAGAAAAATATAAGGGATCAAATTCAGAGCTAAGTATTGATTTAAAGTCGGAATATACAGAAAAAATAGACAAGCTTTTAGAGCTAAAGAACACAATTAAGCAATTAGAGAACCAGGCAAAAGAAATTGAGAATAACATAAAAAATGAACTTGGAGAAGCTGAAATAGGCTATACTCCACAGTTTAAAGTTAGTTGGAAGGCAGTTAGCTCTAATAGAATAGACAGTAAACTTCTAAAAGAAAAGTACCCAAATGTTTATAAAAAAGTATGTAAAGAAAGTATGTCAAGAAGATTTACTATTAAAAACTTGAAGGAGGAAAATTAACATGACAACAGCAAGTGAATTAAAGAATCAACTAGCAACTAGAAAGGAAACAGGAGTAGGGAGTGCTGGTAATACAGTAAAGGGGTTATTAGAAAGCCCAGCAATTAAAAAAAGATTTGAAGAAGTTTTAAAACAGAGAGCACCACAATATATGAGTTCTATAGTTAATCTAGTTAACGGAGATGCAAATCTTAAAAAGTGTGACCAGATGAGTGTAATAGCAAGTTGTATGGTTGCTGCTACTTTGGATCTTCCAGTTGATAAAAATTTAGGATATGCATGGGTAGTACCTTATGGCAATAAAGCACAATTCCAGCTTGGTTATAAAGGATATGTACAACTAGCACTTAGAACAGGGCAGTATAAATCTATAAATGTAATAGAAATACATGAAGGTGAATTAATTGAATGGAATCCTCTCACGGAAGAATTAAGGATTGATTTTGAGAAAAAAAAGTCAGATGCAATTATAGGTTATGCAGGATATTTTGAATTAATAAATGGCTTTAGAAAATCAACCTATTGGACTAAAGAACAAATAACCAAACATAAAAATAAATTTAGTAAATCAGACTTTGGTTGGAAAAAAGACTTTGATGCTATGGCTAAAAAAACAGTGCTTAGGAATATGTTAAGCAAATGGGGAATTTTAAGCATTGAAATGCAAAACGCTTACACAGCAGACCAAGAAACTATAAAAAGTGAAGTGCTAGAAACCGGGAACATTAAAGAGAATGTTGAGTATGTAGAGGCAGACTTTGATGTTGATTTTGAGGGTACCCCATTTGAAGAAGGTGTAACTAATGAGTAATATCCCAGATTGTTGTTATGATTATCGTTATGAGCAACCACAAGCGCAGATAGTTGACACTTGCGACATATGTGGTGAGGGTATATATGAAGGTGAAGAATACTACAATATTTGCGAAATGAACATTTGTGAAGACTGCATTTTAGACTTTAAGAAAACAGCAGAAATTTAATATATTTAAAGGAGCAAATAGCATGGCAGGGGAAGGAACCAACAAAGGATGGATAAGTATATATAGGAAAATCGAAGATGGTTGGTTGTGGGAAGATAAGCCATTCGCTAGAGGACAAGCTTGGATTGACCTTCTCCTTCAAACCAACCATAAAGATAAAAAGACATTTTCAAAAGGTGAATTAATTGAAATAAAACGAGGAAGTTTTCTAACATCTGACCAAGAATTGGCGGACAGATGGGGGTGGAGCAGGAATAAGGTCAGGGGCTTTTTGGAGGTACTAGTTGAGGAACGGATGATTACACTTAAAAGGTCACCAAAAGGTACAAGCTTAAGCATTGAAAACTATAGCTTTTACCAAGGTTGTGGTACAACAGAAAGTACAACAGAAAGTACAACAGAAGGTACAACAGAAAGGCAACCGAAGGTACAACAGAAAAACACTAACAATAATGATAATAATATAAATAATGATAATAATGGGAATAAGAGAATAAGAGAAGAACCACCTCAACCTCCTTCTACTCCATCCAATCTGTCTAAAATAGAAAAACTTATTTTAAATAGCTTTGGAGAAATAGCTTATAAGACATGGTTTTCTAATTGCAAAATTACAGAGCATGAGAAAGAAGTTGAGATTGTAGCAACAAGTAGTTTTGTAGCTGGAATGATTACTCAAAAATATAAAGAAGCACTGGAAAAGCTTTGTGGTAAAAAAGTAATAGTTAAGGAGGAGTAAACAATGGAAATATTAACAAATACATTACTTATAGCAAATTTAGTGGTGGTAGCTGCAGGAGCTACCGTAATAGCAAAAGAAATAGACAAGCTAAACAAAAGGGTGGAAATGCTAGAGAATAGTTTAGACTTAAAAGAATTTAAAAAGGAACTAAAAGACCATATAAGCAAAGAATTTATGGGATTATCCTTCAGGGGGATAAAAATAAAATAGGAGATATGGACATGAAAGAGTTAAGAAGAAAGGTTGTTAATATAGCCGCAGAGCTAGCACAGCAGGAAGTTGAGAGAACAGGTAAAGATTATAAGGCGTGCATAGATAAGGCGCTAGATGAAGCTTGTATAAGGCTAGGAGTAAATAGAAAGCAGTTTATAGAAATGTTCTTAAGATAAGACAGAATCTGAAATTTAGACGACGTAAATCCAAAATATTAAAATGGAGTAATTCTAGATAAAGTGTGTGGCCACACCTCCAGACGTGGAGGAGTTATTAAATGTTAAAAGTTAGAACATTATTTAGTGGTATAGGAGCACCAGAAATCGCTCTTAGAGATTTACAAATACCTTTTGAATTAGTTGATTTTTGTGAAGTGGACAAATATGCCGTGAAAAGTTATTGTGCAGTCCATGGAGTATCGGAAGAAAAGAATTTAGGAGATATAACAAAGGTTTGGGGCAGAAACTTACCTTATGCAGACTTGTTAATTTGGGGTTTCCCTTGTACCGACATATCAGTTGCAGGAAAGCAGGCAGGAATAATAGAGGGAGAAACCAGAAGTGGATTATATTATGAGGGTTTAAGAATCTTAAAGGAAACAAAGCCTAAATATTCAGTAATTGAGAATGTAAAAAACCTTACAGGCAAGAAGTTTAAAGCAGAGTTTGAGCAAATGCTTAGAGATATTGAAGAATTAGGATATAACAACTATTGGAAAGTTTTAAATGCTAAAGACTACGGAATACCTCAGAACAGGGAAAGAGTGTTTATAGTAAGCATTAGAAAAGATATTGATACTCATACATTTAAGTTTCCTAAAGGCTTTGACAATGGATTAAGACTTAAAGACTTCTTAGAGGATGAAGTGGATGAGAAGTATTATATTAGCCAAGAGAAAACTGAAAAGCTGATAAGAGAATTAAATAAAGGTAAGGGCATGAAAGAAGTTCAAGAACCAAGTGGTATATATATGCACGATAGTAAAGCTTTTTCAAAGGATGCCCTAGATGGTATGAGTAGATGTTTAAAGGCTGAAAAGATTGATAGTTCAGTTGTAATTCCGTGCATAACACCAGATAGAGTAGAAAAAAGACAAAATGGTAGAAGATTTAAGGAAGATGGTGATCCCATGTTTACCATTACAAGTCAAGATAGGCATGGAGTTCTACAAGTAGGGAATATAGTAGATACAGGTAATTGGAGTAATCCTCAAAGGGGTAGAATATACTCGCCAGAAGGATGTAGCCCAGCTTTAAATACTTGTGGTGGTGGTGGATTAGAACCAAAGATATTTACTGAAAACAAACCAGTATTAGTCGGCGGAATCGGTGAAAAAAACTTTGGGAAACAATATCGCCAAGGCAACAGAGTATATGACAGTGAAAATGCAGCTATGGCTTTAAATGCTTCACCAGTTGGCAATGCAGGTGGATACAGTTATTTATATAAAACTGGATATAGGATAAGAAAACTTACACCAAAAGAATGCTGGAGGTTGATGGGATTTAAAGACGAGGATTTTCAAAAGGCTGTAGATGCTGGAGTTTCAAATTCACAACTTTATAAACAAGCTGGAAACAGTATTGTAACAAATTGTTTATTCTATATATTTAAAAATTTACTTCAAGCTGAAATAGCTGCAATTTATGAGGAAAATAAAGAAGCTTACTGAAAATGAAATACTGGAAATAATTGAACTTAATAAAAGTGGTAAAAAATATAAGGATATTGCTCCTATGTACGGTAAATCAAAAAACTATGTTAACAAAGCAGTAAATGATTATAGAAGAAAGGTTCCCATTGTTTTGGAGGCTTGATTATGCTAACTGGTGAAAATGAATTTAAGAATCTAATTCGTTCAATTATTTTAAGAGCTGTAGAAGATTATGAATTATATAGTCTCAGAACAAATGATAACAAAAATAATATTAAAATGAATGCAAAACAGTACCTTAAAAGTGAGGAATGCAGATATATGTGTGATGTAGTTGGAATTGACTATTTCTTAATTTTAAAGAAAACAAAGTTAGAAAGTTAAGGCGCATTATGAAAGTTATACGAATCAAATAAAAAATTAAAAATGGAGTAATTCTAGATAAAGTGTGTGGCCACACCTCCAGACGTGGAGGGAAAGAAAATGGGAAGTAGTAAAAAAATTAAAACAGAGTTATACAATGATAATTTCCAAAATTATAAAAGATATGGGATACCAAAAGCACAGCTGGTAATAGCAGATATACCTTATAACATTGGGAATAACTTTTACGGAAGTAATCCAATGTGGTACAAGGGTGGAGATAACAAAAATGGGGAGAGTAAGTTAGCTAAGAAAGCTGCATTTAATAGCGATTTTAATTTTAATATTGCTGAGTACTTCCATTTTTGTAATCGACTATTAAAAAAAGAGCCAGAAAAAAGCAATGGGCGAGGGAAATCATCAGATGCGCCTTGTATGATTGTATTTTGTTCTTTTGAACAAATACAAACAGTAATTAAATACGCTGAAAAATATGGATTTAAGCATAACATACCTTTGATTTTTTGCAAGAACTATAGTCCTCAGGTGCTTAAAGCAAATATGAGAATTTGTGGTGCAACTGAATATGCATTAGTGTTGTACCGTGAAAAGCTTCCGAAGTTCAGGAATAATGGGAAAATGATTTTTAATTGGTTTGAGTGGCACAGAGATAAAACAAAGGTTTATCCTAAAATACATCCAGCCCAAAAGCCAGTAAATCTTTTAAAACAACTTATAAAGATATTTACAGATGAGGGCGACGTTGTAATAGATCCAGTAGCGGGGAGTGGAACAACCTTAAGAGCAGCTAGGGAATTAAATAGAAATAGTTATGGATTTGAAATATCTAAAGATTTTTATAAGAAAGCAAAAGAGCAAATGTTAGCTGAAAACAAAAGTGAATTTGAACAATTATCTATAGTTTAAATTCAAACAGTTAGCCTGCATTTCAAAAAATAAGGCCATATGTGAGTATTGTTGTAAATTATTATTACTTGATTATCATATGATAATCAAGTAATAATAATAAGGGAAGTGATTTTATGAGTATTAAGGTAATGACTAAGGCGGAGTTTATGGCTAGGTATAGAAAAGACTTAGAAATGAAAAATAGAAAAAAGCAAAGAGATGCAGATGGAGCAATAGCTTTCTTAAAGAAAAGTGTATCCGGGAAAAGTAGTCCTATCGCTAATTCTACCAGGAGAGATAACATATATGGAGGGTTTTAGATGGATAAAAATTTAGGCAAAATATTTGAAGAAGATTTTAAAAAATCAGTGCCAGACTGGTGTTGGATATATAGATTCAGAGATGGAACAGCAAATTTTGCAGGAGAGAAGAACCAGAATGTTAGATTTCAAGCTCATAACATATGTGATTTTGAAGTTATGGCAAATAACAACTTGTTTCTCTTAGAGCTTAAGAGTTATCAAGGTGTGAGTATTCCACTAAGTGGCATAAGAAAAAACCAACTAGAAGGAATGATTAAAGCTAGTAGCTATAGGAATATATACCCTTATTTTATACTCAATTTTAGGGGTGTACAGCGTGTTTATGCAATAAAGGTACAAATATACCTTAAATGGATTCACCGAGCAAATACAGCCCGTATGACGCGACTGTGGAGGAAATAAAAGCATATTAGAAGTTATATAGGAGGTGCAGAAATGAGTAGACCCCCAAAAAAGAAAATATACGAGTACTTCTCCAGCCGAGACAATGTGCTTGCGAAAGAAGCAATATTTGGAGCCTGCTACAATTACAACATTGCGAAATCGACAGCAAGGAAGTATTATGCGGAATGGAGGAAAATGTATATGAGCGGAGACATAAAACCGTACAATCATGTAGACCATCCGTGGGGTATCAAAAAATATAATAAAAATACAAATGCTGGAACTTGCTAACAAGTTAGTGCAGGAAAAGTTGCAGAATGGAGGGAATAAATGGCAAGGAGAACTAAGTATAATTCAAATAAAATTATCATAGATGGAACAAAATTCGACAGTAAAGACGAGGCAAAATACTATGAATATTTAAAGCAGATGAAATTTGAAGGTAAGATACTAAACTTTGAATTACAACCTAAGTTCATATTGATACCCAAGTTCCAATACAGGGGCAAGACTGAGAGAATGGCGACCTACACACTGGATTTTCTAGTGTACAACTTAGATGGCACAGAGACCTATATCGACGTGAAAGGCTACAGCACCCAGCAGGGGGAGTTTAGATTCAAACTACTGAAATACCTGCACCCGGATAAGGACTTTAGATGGGTAGCAAGGTCGCTAAAATACGGTGATGAATATGGTTGGATAGATTACAAGGAGTTGAAAAAGGAAAGGGCAAAATCAAGGAGGGCGAAAAAGAATGGAAAATGAAAAGAAAATATTGATTTGTCAAGAAAGGTGCTTGATGTAAGCATAGATAGCCCAGTGTTTCAACCGATGTTAAAAACTTGGACAAAAAAATAATTGAGGTCATAAAACAGGTCTACAGTGGAGATTTTGAAAGTGGTGACATAGCCTTGAAGCTTGGGTAAGTAGTATAGGAATATAATAAATTAATAAACGTCTTGAAATGGGCGTTATGCTATTGTTAATTCTCTAAGTGTAGAGATTAATAGTGAAAGTCTTAATGAAATTAATTAGTCTTTATATCATTCGTGATATATTGGAAGTTAATATAGTTAAGAACCCCATGCCTTTAGGCTTGGGAGTTTCAGTACACTTAAGCGTGTGGATAAGGATGGCGGACGATATTATGGAGAAAAAGAACTGAAAGAGGAAGACGGGCATTTTATTGAGGTACCCGTGGAAGAACCGCAGATAAGTATCTTTGATACTAAAAGGGGTGTGTAACAATGCTGATAACTGAATTCTGTAGGCAGGAAATAGCCAAGCTGGATAAGCAAATACAGGCGGCAGAAGCAAACAAGGACTTCAAGCTAGCTGTAAAGCTGGCAGATAAAAAAGTCAAGCTCCAAGGCGATATGGCCGCCTGGGAGAAGGAGACGTCTTATAGAAATACAATGGAAAGTAGGCAAGTAATTGAAAAGCAAGGAGTTGACTAGCATGATAGAAGTAAGAGAAAGGACAAAAGTATTATGGTTCAGCCGCCATAAAATGACAGCCAGCCAGATAATGGATTTGGAAAGGATATTTGGGAAGGTGAATATCCACCAGGTGTCAAGAACAATACAACATGCTACAGAATTGAAGCGAGAAATACATGAAAATGATGTTATTGCCATTGTCGCACCATTGCCGTTACAGCAAGAATTTCTGGAGCTGGCAGGCGATAAACCAGTAATATTTTGTAAGAATAGAAGAATCCTTGACGAAAATGGTGGTAAGATAAGTTTCATCTTCGACGGATGGTATCGAATAATAAAAATAAATGTTATGGTAGAACCGTTATAAACAAGCATTAGGAGGGAATACTTTGAATAAAAAACTGTTTAGAAAGGTAGAGGCAACCCTATATAACTATAAAAATATGGATGCCAAAATTCAAAACCTAGAGATAGACATAGAAAATTTAAAAAAGACATATCAAGGCGTTTCGCCAATCCAGTATGGAGAGAAGGTTCAAGGCACCAACAAATTTAGCTCTGTAGTGGAAAGTGAGGTTGTCCATAAAGAAAGGTTAATAGCCAAGTTAGAGGAACAACGAGATGATGTTGTTAGTCTTAAGTCCAAGGTAGAGAACGCACTAAAGACATTAGATGCCGAATCAAAAAAGTTGGTTGAACTTAGGTATTTTGGTAGGAAGAATACCTGGGTGGCAATAGGGCAGAAGCTCAACTTAGATAGTAGTTATTGCTGTAAGCGCCGAGCCTTGATAATAGAGAGGTTAGGGGAATTAATCTACCATTTTTAAACAGCTTGACTGCAAGAAAAGTACAAAGAAAGTGCAAACTTAGTGCAAGAAAAGTGCAATAAAAGTACAAACTTTGTGCAAGAACTGTACAATTTTCCAGTTCTAAAAGGTTGTATTATAGTATCGTAACAAAGTAAAGATTTTGTTCTATGAACCCTCCTTTATAAATAATATGCCCGCGGCTCCAGGGTGAAAATATGGGGCCACCAATGCGGCACATGCCGTAAATAAAAATTCCTATATCTTATATAACTACTGGAGATAGGCACCGTTAAGGCGGTGTCTGTTTTCATATTAGAAAAATAAAGGGGGTGAGTGGTATGGATAAAAAGAAACAACCAAATAAAGACAAACCCAAGGGAGGTGAACACCTCTCTTTTATAGATATAAAAAAATTAATGCACCATGATAGCTACAAACGAATCAATGGCGCGATAAGGAGGATTAAATAAATGGAGGGCAATGAAGAAATAATATTGAACGACAAGGAGAAAGATGCCATTAGAAAGATGTGCAAAACCGCACATGAGTTTGGCATTACAGAATATAGTGAATAAGCTACGTAACTATCGTATTGATACCATACAGAGCAATGATAGGCTACATTGCACCTGCGTGCTGAAGCCGGGCGAGTAGGTGCATGGGCATGAGTAATAGTACAGGGTATGAGGGAGGACAGCCACATGGCAATCATACAATTGTAAGCAACAGCATGGAGCTAAGCCCGAGGCAGGTAACACAATGGGTAAAGGAACTTATAAATCAGGGCAACATGAAGCCTTTCTATAACTCTGCTATATGGGAGCACACCAAAGCCCAAGTACTGGAGGCACAGCACCATGAGTGCCAGGCATGCAAGGCCAAGGGTATGTATGCACCTGCCGAAGCAGTACACCATATCAAATTCCTAAAACAACACCCGGAGTTGGCACTCACTAAAAGCAATTTGGTTTGCCTATGCAAGGAGTGCCACTATGCTATCCACCACCGGGCGGAATGCAAACCACAGCTGAATAAAGAAAGATGGTAAGCCACTTTAATAGGTGGCTTGTAAATTTTTTGAAATCAAAATTATTTTTTCAAATTTTTTGCACCCCCGGGTAAATAAAATGAAAAACTCTTTGGCGGTGGGAGAC